GACTGCGTGGTGGTTGACAAGTGATAACTGTCAAAGTCAAAGGGCATGACGAACTTGTGAAGGAACTCCGAAAAGCATCAAAGGAGATACAAGGTGAGGCTAGAAATATCCTCAACTCACAAGCGAAGGTTGTTAGAGATCACATAAAAAGCCGTTGTCCTGTTAATGATGGGACGCTGAAGAAGTCCATCAAGGCGAAACTTGCCAGAAAAGCACTGCTTGCAAGTGTAAAAATGGGCGGCGGTAAGGCTTATTATGCGCCATTCGTTGAATTTGGCACTAAACACATGAGCGCAAGAGCCTTTTTCTACCCTACCGCACGGCTTCACGAAGATGAAACGGAAAAGAAACTGACCGACATGATGACGGCGAAGCTCGGAGGTGAGCGGAATGGGCTATAAAACAGCATTTCAGTCTGTTTATACGCTGCTTAATAACAATGCCGATCTTAAAGCAAAGGCAAAGGTTTATGACTTTGTGCCTGAAGATGCGACTTCGCCGTACATTCAAATTCAGTTCTCACAGGCCCTCCGTGGTCGGGTGCTAAACGAATCAGAGCGGGAAATGTACTTCGATCTCCATATTTGGAGCAGTTATCACGGCTCAAAAGAGGTTTTAGAAATAATCGACCTCATAGCCGCCATTGTTCCATCTGAATGGTTCGAGGAGGACGCTCAAACGATACTCCGAGACGAATCAGGATGGTATCACGGAATAATCACACTAAAGCTTTACGACAGATAAAAAACATTAACAAAACAAATCACAGAGCCGTAAGGCTCTATTTTTTTACCCTAAGGAGGACAAAAAATGAGCGCAACAGCAAGTAAGGTATCAAAGATGTTGCTAACGGTGGGAAGCACTCCCACTGAACTGGGAGAGGTTCGCTCTTTCTCTATTGAAACGAGCCTTGGCACTATAGACGTATCCACACTTTCAACCGATTGGAAAAAGTACCTCGTAGGTCAGGCTGGTTGGAGCGGATCTCTTGAATGTTTTTATGACCCGACCGATACTGCACAGTCTGACCTCGTATCTAAGGCACGTGCGGGGACTCTCTGCACTGTCACTGTTCAGCCTCTCGGCGTGGGCGCAGGCAAGACGCAGCTTTCTGGAACATGCTACATCACCTCAATGTCAATATCAGGTGCAACAGAGGACGCGGTTGGATTAAGTATTTCCTTCCAGGGTACAGGCGAATTGGCGCTTACCTCTAACGCAAGCTAGGAGGTGCTGACATGGGCGCACTTTCAGCAAAAAAAGCAATCCTAAAACTCGACATAGGCGGCATAAAAGTGCCAGTCGGTGAGGTTAGGAGTTTCAGCCTTGAGACAAGCCTTGGCACGATTGATGTCAGTAATATCGGCACGGACTGGAAGGAGTTTCTCGTAGGTCAGGCTGGTTGGACTGCCTCAATGGAACTCTTTTATGACCCAACTGACACGGCGCAGGACGCACTTATTGACCGCACTGTAGCGGGTACGCCGTGCGAGTTCGTTATCCTGCCGTTCGGTGAAGATGAAGTCTACGACCTTGATTTAGGCGGCGCATCAGGCGGCACGTTTACGCTCGGTGATGGAAGCAGTATTGAGACGACAGATCTTGCCTACAATGCCACTGCTGCGCAGATACAGGCTGCACTTAATACAGCCTATGAGGAAGACGGCATTATCGTAGCGGGAACTGTAATTACCTTCCCCACCGGAGTTACAGCAACACTCACTCTTGATGCGACCTCACTCACAGGTGCGACTAATCCCGCTGTAACAAAACGTGATGAGATCGCCGAATTTGTCGGCACAGGTGTAATCACAAGCAAGTCTCTAAGTGGTGCGACAGAAGATGCTATCGCAATGAGCGTGTCTGTACAGGGTAATGGAGAATTGGAGTTGAATCCAGCATGAGTAAGATAGGCGAACTCAAATACGGCGTAAACGCAATACGCGCGCTGATTAAAGCTACAGGGCGCACTCCTGACCAGTTCATTGGAGAGAACTTTAGTGCTCTCGATATGGAACTTGGCACAACGATAATCTGGGCTGGTATGCTATGGCAGAATAAATCACTAACAGTTGATGAGGTCGGCGACCTCCTTGATGCGGAGAGCGGGCTTTATGCTGAAGCATTCGGCGAAGCTGCCAAAAAGTTGATCGAGGCCTTTAACCGCTTGTTGGTGGTTGAGGCGAAAAAGGAAGAGAAAGTAAAAAACTGACAGCAGAGGACTGGGTACAAGCGTGTGACGAAATGACACTCGCTGTACTCGGTCCTCTGCATTTAACACATGAACACCTTTGGTCACTCACATGGGGAGAAGTTGACGACCTGCTCCACGCATGGAGATACACAGAATACTTGGAAATGAGGAAAATCGCCACGCTTGGATCGTGGCTTGTCAACGTGTCAGGCAACGTGAAACACACCGTTAAGCCAACTGATCTGATAGGTCACTGGGTAAACGGCAAAGTGATGTCTGAATCCCAGTACCACACTCATTTAAAAGAAAAGATAAGGGCAAAAAAAGGGGCGGTGAAAAAAGATGGCTAAAAAGAAAGTTACTTATTGGTTCGGCGCAGATATAACCGAGTTTGAAAAGAAAGTTAAACAAATTGAATATAGCGCAAAACGTATGTCTTATAGCACCGCTCGTCTCGGCAAAATAATGTCCAAAAATATCACCGCTCCCATTGTCGGTATAGGCGCACTTGCAATAAGAGAATCAATTGCTTTTGAGAGTGCCTTTGCAAAGGTTAAAAAAACAGTTATTGGAACGGAAGAACAACTTAAAAAGTTAGAGCGTGGCATTTTGGAAATGTCCACGGTAATGCCAACCTCAGCAAAAGAAATAGCGGAAGTTGCCGCCAGTGCTGGGCAGTTGGGTATTGAAACAGAAAACGTTTTAGGTTTTGCGAAGGCTATGATCCAACTTGGCGAAACATCGAATATGAGTGCAGATGAAGCTGCTGACGCTCTCGCACGATTCAGCAATATCACAGGAATGTCACAAAAAGATTTTGATAGACTAGGATCAACAGTCGTTGCGCTTGGTAATAGTCTTGCAACGACTGAGCGTGAAGTTGTTAATATGGGGCTTGGATTAGCGGGCGCGGGTAGTCAAATAGGAATGACCGAACCTGAGATACTGGCGTTTGCTGGCTCTCTTTCATCGGTCGGTATAGAGGCAGAACGAGGCGGGAGCGCATTTTCTCGCTTAATGATGAACATGAAGCTTGCAACCGTTAATGGCGGTCAGGCATTAAATGACTTCGCATCTATAGCTGGTATGACAGCATCACAGTTTAAGAATCAGTTTGAAAAAGATGCATCGGGCGCAATCATAAAATTCATACAGGGACTCGCTGGACTTAAAGGCACAGGAACATCAGCGATTGAAGTCCTTGACAAAATGGGAATTAAAGAAATTCGCTTGAGAGACTCCATACTCCGCGCTACTGGTGCAAGCGAAATGTTTACACAAGCTCTTGCTCTGGGTCGTAAGGAGTGGGAACAGAACAGCGCTATGCAGCAGAAGACAGCGGAGTTTTACAAGACCACAGAAGCACAGTTAAAAATGCTCCGCAATCAAGTATATCTTACAGGAAAAGAAATAGGCGACACTTTAACTCCTTCGTTGGTGATTGCTGCTGAAAAACTAAGAGACGTTGTTAAGGCATTCAGTGATTTATCGCCCGAGCTCAAAACAAATATTGTTGAGTGGGGTCTTGTGGCGGCGGCTATTGGGCCGCTTTTAATAATTACAGGTAAGGCAATATCCGGCTTTAAAGAACTCCTTTTAAACGCAAGAAAATTTACAGCTTTTCTGTCTGCTCATCCCGCACTGATTGCCGTTGCGGCAATGGTTGGCACGTACTCGGCGATGGACAAGTCGCCGGAAATGCAGGAAACATTAGACGAGAGGCGGGGGCTTGGGCTCAATAAAAGCGGTAGGAGCGCAGAGATTCAGGCACTACGTGATTTAAAAAAACGTACCACAAGTAGTTCAGCAACTAACAGTCTTGCTGCAAATAAAGCTCTTGACGCGGCGATGTCAACAGCAATAGCTAAGCCATTAGTAGAGAGAACAGTAACAACGCCAATACTTGACAATATCGGCGGCGGCAGTAAAACAAAAAGCGGAGGCTATTTCTCCGGTCAGTCGGCGGCTGAGAAGCTGGTCCAGGGCATCCGTGACCAGATTAAATATCTCAACGCGGACGGGGCGGCGTTTTTGCCGGTGCTCGACGAGTGGAAGGCAAAATTAAAGCCGCTCTCCGACGACTGGAAAACCATCGTTGATCTTGAGAAGCGGATCACCATGGATGCGACAGAGAAGGCCGAGGAAGCGGTCCGGAAACAGGCGGAGCAGGACAAGCAAGCCATCAAGGATCTGCAGTCCATGATGGATGGGTTGTCCTGGCAGAACTCCATGGGGCTTATGGGCGATTCAGAATACCTCGAGCACCTGACGGACATGTTCGCCGAGATGAAGGCGCAGCTGGCAGATCCTGGGATCGAAAACTGGACGGAGCTTATGAAGGAACTGTTTGCCTCCATCCAGCAGCTTCAGGGGGACGAGGCGCAGGAGGTCCTGGACAACCTGCGGATGCAGTTCGAGTCAGGCAGCATCGGGGTGGAGCAATACCGGTCCGCGCTGGAGGGGCTGAAAAACGAGTTTGCGGAATTCCCCCTGGTGGTCAAAATGCTGGATGACGAAATCAAGGGCTTCGACCGCAGCGTCCAGATGTCGACGAAATCCATTGGCGTGATGATCCGTGAAGCAGAAACAGCACTTAAAGATAAGCTGGTAGGTATCCCTGACGAACTGGCGGGGGCATTCGCAGGGGCGATAGCGTACAGCGAAGACCTTGGAGAATCCCTTAAAAGGTTGGCAAAAGATATTGCTTATACCACACTGAAAGCCTTTATCCTCAAGTCCCTGTTTGGGGGAATAGGTGG